GCCAACGCCTGCTGGAACTGCACCAGGCGCTGCGCCTTCTCGGCCTGGTATTGGGCATCGAGCTCCTGCAGACGGTCAGCGATATCCTGCCGACGCCGGGCGATCTCCAGGCGCGTGCCCCGATTCTCCTCGGCCTCTTCGCGGTTGAACCGGCGCTGTTCCTTAGCCAGGCCCAGCGCGTCGCGCGACGCGGTCAGGTCTTCGACGCGATCATCATGCTCCATCACCATCTTGCGCAGCCGTTCCTGGTGATCTTCCTCGATGCGTTGGACTTCCTGGTTCGCATCCTTCAGGACCTTGGCGCGCTCCTCCTGGTAGTCGATGAACGACTGGGTATTCTCGCGGTTGAAACCGGTGATCAGGGATTGTTCGCGGTCGCGGGCTTTATCATTGATCGTCGAGACTTGTTTGCCGAACTTCGCCGTTTCGGCCGTAACGCGCTTCTCGGCATCGGCCACGATCTTCACGCGCTGGTCGGCCGCCTCCTGCACGATGCGTGCATCGTCGGCTTTCCATTTCTCGAAGGCAGAGACGATCTCGGATTCGTGTGCAGAGCCGGCAAGTCCGGTGTTAGCTTGAAGGGTCTGGTTGAGATCGTCAGCGGTTTTCTTCGATTGCAGTCCAAGCTTGGCCAAGATCTCTCCGATCTGCGGGAGGTTGGCTTTGAGACTTTGGATCCCTGGCAGGATGGGTAACAAGGGCGTGAGGGCCGTGGTCAGAGTAGCGATGACCGTCGCTCCAGCGGGTGCACTCTTGGTGAGCTTGGTGATTTCCACACCCAACTTGGTGATATTGTCAGAAACAGACTTCGAGATCAAGGCCGATACCGCAACGCCGCCGGTCAGCAATCCAGCGGCACCCAGCACGCTCGACCCGACTCCGGCCGCTGGTGCAGCTCCACCCGTTGTCGGCACGCCTCCTACGCCGGCCTGGATCCGCGCTGCGATCAGCTGTTTGTTCGCGGCAGTGTCCTGCAGCTTGGCGGCCGCCAATTCCTGGCTGCCCAGCAGCACAGACTTCACATCGGCATACAGGGCGATGCCCTTGGATGCCAGGATCCCCAGGATGCTGAGGCCTGCGATGATCTTGCCGGTTTCCAGTGCCGCACGAATGACGACCGGGTTCTGCTCGATGAAGTCGGCCGCCTGGCTGGCGATCTCGGCCGCCTGCTTCAGAAGCGGGAGGGTCTCGCGAAGCAGCACCGTGTCGACCTTGGTGCGTGCTTCGGCCAGTTCCTTCGTGGCTGCCGTCCATTCCCGGGTTGCTCGCGTGGCCTTGCCAGTGTCCTCCGCCTCTTTGGCAAACCGATTGGATTCGGCAAATGCACCTCCCAGGAGAGCGCCGCCAACCGCCAGTCCCGTCCGGGAGACACCGCCCAGCCGGTCCCCGAAGGCACGGATCCGTGCGACACGCGCCTTCTCGTACCCGTCGACGATCGCAGCCGCTTCAGCTCGAGCCACGCGTGCCTGGGTCCGGTAGGAGTTGGTGATGTCCTTGACCTGGCTATCCACTTCCTTGAGTTTCTTCTCGAGAACGTCGAATTCCCTGGAAGTGGTGGTGTCGTTGATCTGCTTTTCGAGTTGCTCGAAATCCTTGGTCGCGGCGCGGACGATCTTGTCCACGTCTCCCAGGTCGCCAGTAAGCGCGTCAACACCTGCCTTCGTCTTTTGCTGTGAAGACTGGTCCAGAATAAAGCGTAGGAGGAAATCTTGATTAACGGTTCCCATGTGTTTTTGGAAGTTTTTCTTCTACTTGCTGTTTCGTCTTTGCATAGAGAGATTCCATTTCCAACAGCATGCTAATGACACCCCCGTACCCCTCTGAAATCTCCTTCATCAGTACAGACACCTGCGGCGGTTTGCCCAAGGCACGCCAGCGCAGCCATAATTCGTACCCCCAGTCCATCTCGCTGGCGGAGAACCCCACTGCAGACGGATCCGGGAGGGATGTATCCGGCGTCTTATTTTCCTCCACGACCAGGGACTGCATCCGGTCGTAGAGACGAAAGACGCCCGCTACCCTTTTTTTTCGGCCTCCTTTGCAGCGCTGCCGTTCAGCGAGAACCAGTCCTCATTCCGCTCCTGCGCCTTCGCAATCCATTCATTGACTTCCTTGTCCTTGAGATTCAAGAACTCCTCCTCCGTAGGAAGAGCCCCCTGCGTGCAGCTGATGAGCGAAGGGTAGAGCAGCTGATGCACATAGCGCACGACATCTTCGCTCAGGTTGTATTTCTCGTAATACTTCGGCCGTTCCCGGCCGGCGTCCGCGATCCGGATCGAACGCTGCAGGCCCTGGACAAACCCGGCCTCGAAAACCGTCAGGGACCTGCCGCCCACCTTCACTTTCCCGGGCTTATTCGTATCGCTCATGGTCTTACGCATTCGCCTGCGGGAATTGATGGATCGCCATCAGGATATGACCCGACGGGACGGCGTAGTCAAAATCCAGCATCGTGGTGAGCTTCGTCAGCCCGGATGTAATGGGCGTGATCACGCCGGCAATGGCCCGGAAGACGCTATAGGACGTATCCGTCGCCAGGTGACTGGATTCAAAAGCGAAATCCGTCTCCACGCCGTCTGTCTTCCAGGCGGTGACCATCGCCGGGTTGGAGGAGAACCCTTCGATCCAGCCGGCGTGCTGCGTGCCCTCCGCCAGGTCCGTCATGACCTCGCCCCACAGATGCGAATCGGAGGCACTCGGCGCGAGGTTGTAGGTCGTCTCGTAGTTGTTCTCTCCCAGTGATCCGTCCTGCTTGATGGCGGTCGTGCGGGGAATGATACGGGTGTGCCAGCCGATGTTGCCGCTGGAATCCTTCGCGGCCTGATAGACCAGGATCCCGACCAGGGGTTCGTTGCCGCGCTGGTCGGTCATGGACGGCAGGATCTCAATGCCGGCGATCGTGCGCTTGATGACACTACCCACCAGCGCGCTGAGGTCCATATCTGAGCCGTCGATGGTGATCGAGCCGGAGGAGGCGTCAGTGGGCGGAAAGGTCTGCTGCTGGGAGATCTTATCGCCGTCAAAGTGCGAGATCACCCGGGCGGGCGGGTCGGTCAGGTTGAAGGCTCGAATGCCATAGAGATTCAAGCCGATATATGGATCGGTCGATGTAGCCGCTGGATGACCATAGGTATCCAGGTCATAGATCCGCCCGCGACGCACTCCAAATCCAACAAAAGGTTTATTTGCCATGCTATTGCTCCTTTATTTTTCTGCGATCTCAAGAACGATCCGCTGGGAAAGGAAGACAGGAAGACTCTCTGCCTCCTCCTGCACATAACGGTCATAGACATAGCCGACCGGGCTGCCGGATCGGATCGATCGAAGGCCAAAGTTCAGGTTGCCGCTGGCAGCTGCATACGCCCTGGCCACCAGGTGGTCCAGGACCGGCTGCCGGGCGGCAGCAAAGGCGACCTCGCTCGTACTCCAGTCCAGAAAGCGGACGAACAGCGTGATGGGGATCATCCAGAGCCGGCTGGGGCTGGTCTGGATCGTGGCGATCGCGAAATCATCGCTGTTCTCGATAATGATGTAGGGTGCATTCTCGGACGGCCCGTCCAGGACGTTCCAGTCGTTGATCGTCACATCGCCCAGGCTGAAGAGCGAGGACAGAGTGAGAAATTCTCTCTGCAGGTCGGCCTGCAGTGTGGCTTCACTCATCGTCCACCTCGTTCGATGATCTGGATCCAGCGCTCACCCAGGGCCTCGAGCACATGCTCGAGATCGGCCTTCAGCCGGGCCAGTGCCCGAAGCGGGAAGGGGTTGGGCCTGGTGCCAGGATGCTGGACAAATCCTTTGCCGATCCAGAGCTTTCCGCCAGCCATGTGGGTCTTGAAGCCTCCACCCTTAGGCACGACGGTATAAACGCCGACTTTTGTCCAGAAGAAATACAAGGCATTCGCGTGCCGCGGGGCGATCTTGTGAGGCTTGGTGCCAAGGATAATGAAATGCCCGATCGGCTTGGCGCTCACGCCGGCAAAGCCGAAGGACTGCCCGTCGGTAAATTCCTCGAAGGAGATGGACTCGGCAAAGCGCCCCGAGCGTTTGGGGGCCTCTTCCCGGGCGTAAGCCACGTACTTGCTGCCGAGCATCCGCACCAGGGGGCGTGCTTCCCGGGCCAGCTGGTCAAAGGAGTCGTGGACGACTCGGCCGAGGTTACGGATCTCCGGGCGGGTGGACAGTTCGATCGTGATCATTGATCGGTCCAATTCTCGAACACATTGCCAAACGCCTCACGCTGGAAGATGGGGAAGGAGGTCTTGCCGGCCGCGTCCACGCCGCGCGTCAGGATCTCCACACCGGTCGGCTGGTCGCGTTCCGCGCCCAGGTTGGCAAAGCCGTCCGCGTGCTCCAAAATAAAGGCGTTGATGTCATCCATGATGATCTTGAAACGGGACTCGCTCGGCGTCTTGGTGGTGGGGCCAAAGCGGCCGCTGCCGTTGATCCCTTCGGAGATGGCTGCGACTTCCTGTTCGACAAAGATCGTGATCGCGGAGACCACATCGGTCTGTGAGACGGGGATATGAAAGCCGTTACTCGCCAGGATCGCATTCACGAGACTTGAGATCTGATTGATGAACGACTCTACCTGTGACAGCTTGGGACGCGTGGTTGTTTCATCGAACGTTGCCGAATTATTGGCATAACGCGGGACGTAGGATGCCACACCGGCTGCAGAACCGTATGAATTCGCGCCAGTGGTCATAGCAGCTCCAGCCAGACATCCAACTGATCTCCCGCACCACCACCGGTGACCGTGACCACCAGCGGATCACTGACCGAGACAGCATTGTACTGACCCGACAAGGCAGCTCCATCTAAACCGACCAACGCCTGGCGCACCGGGTACCACAGAGCGGTGTCGAAGTTCGACAGGGTCAGGAGGGTTTTAGTGAGAGACGATGTGCCTTTCGTGGCGATCGCGATATCCATCGACGAGCCGCCATCAAAGGTAGGCTTCAGTCCGATTTCCAGGACTATTCCTTCGATGGGGGCCGTTTCTAATACGACCCCGGTCCCGCCCGCGGGAATGGTGGCTGTGAAGGGTCCGGCGATCATGGGTCAGTCCTCCGCCGCGCGCTTGCGCCGGCGTGAAGTCTTGGGTTCTTCCTCAGGCTCAGCCGGTGCATCAAGAACAACGGATTCGTCCGCGGCCGATGCGGGTTCCTCTGTGGGCAGCTCAACGGCTGGGGACTCTTCCGTTACTGCGGTAACGGTGGGTTCCTCGGGCGTCGGTGTTCCAAGTCCGGGCTTGCCGGAGCTTCCCGCGCGGATCTCCTTCGTCGACGGCTGTGTATCCAAGAAGGGATGAGTCTCCGCCTGTTTCTCGAACCCGGCAGGGACCTCGCGCCATTCGCTGCGCACGTATTCACGGCCCGAGAAGGCAGCCACGGAGCCGGCTAAATAATCTTGTTTTACTCGTGCCAACATTTGTCACCTCAAGTAAAAAAGGCGGGCGGCTGCAAAGCGTACCCGCCTTTTCAGATCTAGGCTTTCAGGGATCAAATTCCTATGTGTTGATCATATACGCCGTGCGCCACTCACCATAGACATGGTTGTAAGCAGCATGGAACTTGAAGAAATAGGTACCACCGTCCGGTCCATGGGGATCGAACCAGGCCGCCTGCAGATTGGGCTTCTCGCGCATGACCACGATGATCGGCTTTACATTCTCGTTCGAAGCCACCAGAATAGCGGCAGTCGCGTCCAGCTGGGGTGCCACGGTATGCTTCACAATTCCCGCATATTGATTGGCATTTGCCGGGGTCTCACTTCCACCTCTAATGGTCGTGATCTGCCAGGCAGCGTTCGCCAGGTCAGGCGCTACGACCAGGAGGTCGTAGTTGTATTGTGTGAACACACCCTGATCGTCGCGTGTTTTCTGCGCCTTGGTATACACGGTCGGGAAATTGGTCGTGTTGAGGGTGAGCGCATCCAGGTTGTCCTGGACGGTCTGGTAGGCGCCCCCTTTGTCGACATGGGCATCGTTGAAAAACGATAACCCGTCGTAGCAGGCGCCGAAGTTCGTGACGGCATCGCCATCATTCAGGGCCTGGAAGCATTGCTGGGCGATGTGGCGTTGGAAATTGTCACCGGCGCCACGGGCACGCTTTTCCAACTGCCCGGTCTTGTCATCCCGCACGGCATTGTACGAGATCGTGACCTCGATGTCCCAGTCGAGCGGCTTGACCGGCAGGGTCTTTTCGATAAAGCCCTGGATATTGGGTTGGCCTTTGGTTTGAGTTGGCATGGGGGCGCCACCGATATCCACCAGGTCGATCGCATTGGCCGGCATATCATAGGTCGAGGCGATCGGGGCATAGAGAGGGACGGGCGGCTGCGCACTGGTCAAAAACCCAGTCTGTGCGGCCATTTTCAATAGGGTAGGGATTTCGCCACTTATGGTCATTTCGTCATCTCCTTATGCCCGCGTCGGGATCTTCGGCGTGGTGAGCTCGACATAGCAGTACCCATCCTCGATCTTGCGAAGGATGCCGATCTCCGGGTTGTCCGCATAGACGGTATCGGCGAGCGTGCCTGAGTCGGACATGTACACAGGCTTGCCGAGGTCGGAATTATCGAACGCGGTCGATTTGAACCCGACCCAGGTCGGGGCAACGTACACTTCGATCTCGGTCGTCTCTGCGGCACTCGCGACGACGGTCTTGCCCTCGGCCGCAATGCCGAGGATCACATCGTCCGGAGCCACCACGGTCGCATCCACGTAGCCGCGCGCTTTGTCTGCGTCCACGTTCTGGTCAATGATCATCGGCTGCCCGCGATAGATCGTTTGAGCGGTCGAGGTATCCAGGTACCAGCGCTCGGAAACGGGTGTTCCCTTGAAGCGCAGAGGGGCATTTGCAGTAAGATCAGCCATGATTACGACTCCTTCCTGGTGAATTCGGTGAGGTTGTAGTCCTCGGGATTGCCGAGTTCCAGGTTGATCTGGAAGAACTCACCTATAGGTTTTCCGGCGTCCACCCAGGTCTTGAGATAGCCCTTGACCTCTTTGGGCAGTTCGGGCTTTTGGATGAAGCCAGACCCATCCAGACCGCGCATGGAGAAGTTGACCGCTCCATCCAAGGCGCCTGCCAGGATCTTCTCGACCGCCAGGGCTTGCGGCTCGGGCAGGGAGAGCAGGAGTGCAACGATCTCGTTCGGGCGGACTTTTAGCCCGACAGGATGTTCCGCCGTGCCGCCCGCCAATTGGGATGCGAACTGAACGGTGTGCATCTTGCGTTTTTCCAGATGGATCGCGCCCTTGGCAAGCTCTTGCGCTTGCTTGCCCAACTCCTCGATCCCTTCCGGGGTCCGCAAGAGTTCCTTGGGCTGCGGACTGATCTCGGTTTCCAAATCGGTAGTGGGCGGCGTGGGAGGGAGTTTCTCTTCTTTCCCACCGCGGACCGCCTCGGCTACCTTGCCGGGAAGATCGGCAAGCATTTCCAACAGCGTTTTTTCCATATCGATCTCCTTTATGGATTGTGATAACTCGACGGGGCGCAGTAGGATTTGCCCCTTCGCATTTCTTGACGCTGGCCAATTGGTCAGCGAGCCACCTAAGATAATTTTGTTCTCCGTATCCACGGAGGGGGAGAAGAAGCGGCTCAGATTCCCCTTAATGAGCTCGATCCCTTTTTCGGTCCAGTTGACCAGGAAGCGGACGACCTTGCGCGCGATGTCCAGTTCCAGCCCGACGATCCAGCCGGCGCCGCCCTTATGATTGTGACCCTCGAGGTCAATGGGCAGGCCCACGATCTCGCCCGACTCGGTCTTCGTGCTCTCGATCACGGCCAGGGTGTTCTCGAGGTAGGCCGCGAGCTCGTTGCTCCGGATGTAGACCTCTTCCCCGCGCATGCTGATGTATGGGTCTTCGTCATTGGCAGCCATGCCGTCGATCGCTTTATGGGAGGCGGCCAGCTCGGTGAACGAGAAATCCGATTGCAGGTAATTGACCGGTCCAGTCACAGGCATCTCGCCTGTATTCTGGTTACACATTTCAGAACAAACACCGCACGATTCCGAGCAGGTCTCACAGGTGGGCTTACACATCTCGCAGGTTTCCGCACAGAGCTCGAGCATCTCCACGCATTCCATGCACAAGCGGGAGCACTCGCGGCAGGATTGCACAACCTCATACTCATCGCCTTGCCCGATATCCGAAATCGTCTGCGTGCAGGCGGTAATACACTTCTGGCAAGACTCGACACAGGAGTCGTGAACGGCGTCACGATTGGGGCAATCCTGGCACTGCTGGATACAGGCTTCGCAGCTTTTGATGCAGTCGCGGCACGCCACCACCGTATCAATTTGAGTGTCGAGAGACATAGGTATGGGCATAGCTCAATCCTTCACTCCAAGGACCTGTTTGGCGAGACGTTCCGAGCGGCGCTCGAGCATTCTTTTTTCCCCTCGCTTCAGGTTGCCGGCCGCCAGGCGGCGCTGGACGAATTTGAATTCTTCGTGCGGATCTTTCCATCCAACGGCTTTTTTGTTTCCCTGTTTGACTTCGCCGCTTTTTTCATCGATCAACACCCGTTGACCATTGATCGTGACCCAGCGTTCGCCATCCTCAGGCTCGGACGAAAGATGAAGGCCCAAGAATTGGAGTACCCTGTTCATCACTGACATGTCGTTGGAATGGGCATACAGCGTCTTCATGTATTCCTTGGCTTTATTCTCGGCGTCCTGGCCCGTGTAGCAGTGCATCATCTCCCCCGCGGCTTTATCTGCGTTCTGTTTGTGAACACAGACCTTTCCTTCTTCTTTATGGTGGACGAGCATATAAGGCATACAGGCTCCAGGAAACAAAAAAGCCCGAACTCCATGAAGGGAGTCCGGGCCAGCTTTCGCAAGGATCGGGAACGATTCAGTTGATCGTTGAAATCTTAGCACAGAGGGCTGGAATCAGGAACATACCCATTTGGGCAGGAAGTCATTTGACCCCGTCGGCATCGAGTACCACGATCGGTTCATTATGGATCTTGCGGTGCACGACCATCCGGTTTCCGGCCGCCTCTTTCACGTCCGGAAGACAGTTGCAGAGCTCCGCATCCAGAATGTGTTCATGCGCCTCCTCGGATGGATACACATGCACTTCCTTCTTGGATAGTTGTGTGACATCCCACCACATGATCACTCCGGAGTTGCTCCTTTGGATAGGTTGGCGCTGGATATCTTTTCGGTACGCACGATCTCCACATTCCAAGGCTGCACACTCAGCTCCTGCTTCTTAAGCGAGATCTCATAGTTGCCAGGCGGCAACCGCTCGATCATGCGCGCCAGTTGCACCACGCGGTCAGATAGATCGGTCACAGGCTTGTTGGGTTGGCTCGTGTTGTCCATAATTCACCTATAGGAGATTGTGTAAAAAGAAATTGAGTTTCATGAAACCGCCTTGACGTAGTGACACGATGGTGATACTATTGCGCTATGGTTACAAGAATCACCATTCGGTTCACAGATGAAGAGACGCATCTTCATGATGCGATTACCAAAAGCGCGCAGAACAATCGCCGTTCGTTGAACAGTGAAATGCTGCGCGCTTTTGAGTTTTATCTGAAGAACGCTCTTGAGGCGCAGTATGAAGTCAAGCCAGCAGTCAAGGAGGTAACTAAGAAACCCAAAGCCCCATAATCGTTTATAAGACGGGCTGAGAGCGTGGTGAGACACACTCTCAGCCCTGACATCCGCAGTGAACCTACCACCGCGAATGCTGTTTAAATTATAGCATGGCGGTGCAACTAATAAAGGAGTATCGCCATGTTTGATTCTCAAAACCCTACCGATGATAATTTGGATGCCAGACTGCATAGAGCGTTGCGGATCATTAGCAAGACGCCGTGGAAGCGCCGCACTGTTGAATGGCAAGTCAATACCGCGCTGGCGTTTTCCAATGCACGCAATTTCCCCGGAAGAAACTTTTTGCTTGAAGCTGTTCTTGATATTCAATTTCTGATCGGCCCTACTCTCGCCGATGAAGTTGTAACCGCGTGGAAGATTGCGAGCGAGCAGGCCAATAACGCCAAGATATACACCGGCGACTTCTTCCGTTTCTTTAGCTCTCACCGCGCGCTGATGTTCCGCACAATGACCCGCTCCTGGCTTTGCGCGGTGGAACTGATCGCCGTCGCCATTCGCCTGACCGCGCGTACTTTCTTCGGCCTGTAATCGATGGCTGGCCCCACTTACCACTGGGACGAGTCTTGGCAAGAATTGGTAGCCGTTACTATAGTAACGGCTACCGCCGCGCGGAGGTGAGAGATGAGTGATGAGATCAAGAAGCTGTGCAAGGAGTGTGACGTAGAAAAGCCACTCGGCGAGTTCTACGAAAGCAAGTTCACAAAGGACGGCCGCGAAGGCAAGTGTAAAGTTTGCAGGGACGCTCAGAATAACCGGTGGGCTAGGGATAACGCGGAAAAGCGACGTAAAACAAAAGCCAAGGCAACTAAAAAATTTCGGGAGAACAATCCTAGTTACATGAGTGAGTGGGTTAAAACCAATCGCAACAAAGTATACGCCTCTCAAGAGAAATATAATAAAAAGTGTCCTGAAAAGTATCATGCCCGCGTTGCCGTGCGCCTTGCCGTTAAATACAAGAAGTTGCCTCACATCAAAACCCTGAAGTGCGTTGAGTGCGGTAGGCCGGCACAGGAATATCACCACCACAAAGGCTACGCCAAAGAGAATTGGCTGGACGTTATCCCTGTATGTCGGATTTGTCACAAAAAATTCAGCTAGCATCATCCAGCAGCTCTTTGTTCTGGGGATTGACCATCTCCCAGATCTCAGGGGAGAAAACCTTGTTGTAAACTCTACGAGATGCCATCATCAAAGTCCTTTCGATTATCCAATCACCAGCACTAATAGTCCACACAATACAACAGTAACCAACAAAACGGACAGCAGAAGCATATCAAGGGCGGTCATAATTGAATGTTCATTCTATTTAAACTCGACTAGAACGTTTTTATCTAGGAAAACAAGTTTGCCCTTTATGCCGCTTTTGAGTAAAGCCTGTGCATTATCTCTACCGTAGGCAATCAAGGCAGACGGCGCGCCGCTGTTGTGCTTGGCACATTTCCCGTTTACGTGGTGGAAATACAACCGCCCTTCAATAAATAGAACAGCGGTTGCCTTTGACCATATCCACTTAAACCAGTCCGCCGTTTCTGTCCTTGCAAATATCAAGGCAACTCCGTTGCCATGCTCTGCAAGGCGAGATAACCACGCGCCCGTGTGTGATCCATAAGGTGGATTGAGCCACACGCGCCCGTGCCATTCGTGCGTTAGTCCGTTATCAGGCAGGCAAATGTGTTCCTTTGCCATATCCCACGGACGAACAGCAGGCGCACAAGGATCAAGGTCGAACTCTCCCAAAACCTTTATGATTTCAGGCGGAGTAAGCCATTCATCCTTAATCATCTTATGGGATTGATGACTGCCCATACCGTTCATGATTGCTTGCCTTTCAATGCTTCAAGTATGAGAATGAAATCCTGCCTCGCGTCGCCAGTCAATAGAGACATGAATTCCTTTTGCTCTTCCTCGGTTGCTCGGAATCGCTTTTCAAATACGGGTTCAGGGGTCGCCTTGCGTCCTGCTCCCTTGCGTCTACCGCCGTGTGTGTTTGAAAGTTTTGTTTTCATATCTCTATTTTATCATTTGATTTCCATCCGTGGTAATCAAATGTTCATTCTATTTACCAATCCATCCTATGCTTGTGGCTCACAGTGGCAGTATTTAGCGTGTGCAACTCGCTTATAGTCAGGCAGACAATTGGCAGGGTAATCAAATAATCCATCGCCACTTGAAAATCTGCAATTGCCCACGTGTTATTGTCCTCTGCGGTCGCTGCCAGTTTGTGTCCATAAATGATGGACGTGAAATTGCCAGCGCGGATGTTATCAAAATGCACTTTCATTGCCGCCAAAGAAACCGATGAGCCAAATACAGCCCAGTTATACAAAAGATATGGTGCAGTGATTGGGTATTCGTTGATGCGGTTTGTTGCTACCGTTCTGCCCGTCAATTGTCCTGTTGCTGCCATTACTAATAATGTATTGGAGTCGTATGACCCTCCAGAATAAGCAACGTACCGAGACGAACGAGTAAAGCCCCACCCATCTAAGGCATCCATCGCATCGTTTATCTCTACCAACTGTTGCTCATAGGTCAGACCCGCCAGCGGTGTCGCTGTTTTTCCGTGACTGGATATATCCCATCCATCAGCATACATCTCCTGCAATTGCTCAACAGTCATATAACCTGCCTGACCTATATAAAATGTGGGTACGTAAATCGTTCCACGCAATCCGCGCGCCTTCATCAGCGGATAAGCCTCTGTATATACGGATGCAAAGGCATCGTCAAAACCTATCGCAATTGCGCTTGCTTGATCTTGATCCATTTGTACAGGCAAGGTTATTAATCCGGGGTTCAAGTTGCTATTAGCCACAAAAAAATTCTGCCAGTTGGCTATCACCTCCGGAGGAAAAAGTACCAACTCTAGTGTTAGGTAAAAGTGCAGCATCTATATTTTTATTTGTGCCGACCTGCGTATTATTATGGAACAATTGAGCAAATGTATTAGTTTCATCAACACGAATTTCCAACCACTCCGTGGCAGCAGGCGTGTTTCCTGAACCCGGACTGCCTGCGTTAGACCATGCAGCGATTAGGTTTGTTGGAACGCCATTGACCCATTGATCGAGAACACAATAGGTATAGTCTTGATGTATCGGAAAGTAGTAGGCGACTAAAAAATTATTCAACCCCACATCAGCTTTTGAGATTACACCAGACAGACCATTTCGCTTTGTCCAATCCCATCTTGCTTTAGCAGTTACAGCAACATCACCTGCATCTACTGTTGCAAACATGCTTGGTGTATCAATAAAGCTAAGACTTAAATCATCATAAAGTATAGTGTCAAATCCACTTATACCTATGTCATAAGCTAAATAAGCAAAAAGGTTAGCGGTACTGTTTATAAATTTTGTGATTGTTCTTTGCGTGTATTCCGCGTATGTGATTCGATCACTAAAAGAAGTGGACGCAATAAAACCGCCACCACCGCTGAGCTGTGGAATATTGGTGCTATTGTTCCCCGCTGTGCGCTTTGTCCAGAATGAGAATTGATAGAATCTATTAGCTATTGGTACAACAATTTTATACAACGCATTGTTTGATGTAACCCCTGTAAATTCTTGTGCTTTGTTGCCGCCGTGAACGTCTGCCGATTGTGCCAATGTTGGACTTCCAGACTTGGCAAGCTGCGCGACAAGCCCATCTGTGTACGTCCCTTCCAACCCTGGGTCGGTAAACAGTTCTGCTCCTAATGTCGGGACATTTACCTTCCCGCTCCACGTAGGAGCCACCCACGGAGACGGCCACGCACCCGATACAGGAGGCGTGAAGGTGTACGGCAGGGTAATACCCGGCACGCCTGCTGAATTGAAAAAACCCATTCCCGTCAATTTCCGCGTCATAATTGGATTAGGCATATCCGCCTCCGCAATCGAAACTTTATTTTATTCATATCTCACCTCATGTGTTTCATCTGTATCTAATATGACATCGGCAGTTGCTGTAACACGCCGCGTCGCCGATGGGAATCATCTCGCTGATCGGCATATAGCCTTTCTTCCATAATTCCCAGCAGCCAGGGCGATCCGATTCGTCATGGCAATGCGTCTCGGTCGGGCCCAGGATCCGGCGTGCCTCCGTAAATCCCTTTTTCTTCGCTCTCTCAAGCCCGACATTCTGCCAGAGTCCGTTCCCGTACAGCCCGTACAGCCCCGCACGATTCATGGCTCTCCCGTCCAGCGATTGCGCACCCGTCTCGAGCTGGCGTTCGAAGTTGTCGAGCCTGGTGAATTGAGGCAGGGTCAACAAATAGAAGAGCGCGCGCGCGGTGTCGTCTTCGAAGAGAAAGCCGCCGATCGACAACAGGAAGATCGTGCGGTAGAGGGCGGAGATCAGGGAGCGCATCTCCTCGTACCAGGCGGCTAAGAGGATCACACCGGCGATCAGCTGCTGGGTATTTTTCTTCATCCGCAGGTTCGCCTGGTTGGAGATGTTGCTCACGTAGCGGCGTAACTGCGGGTCTGTTACGATGCGCCCGGTGGTCACGTTGGCGTATCGTTCCGTCTCCGGGTCATAGACATAGCCGAAGCGTCGCTGGCTGGCCACGGGCGTCGCATTGAGGAGTCCTGGCGCGCCGGAGTAGCGGTCCCAGAGATCCAGCATCAGGGCAGTGTCTGGATCTCGCAGGAAGAGTGTGGAGACGGCGGTGCCGCGGGTGAAAGGAAGAACCATAGGAAAATTACCTTTTACGCTTTGTTGGGCGGTGTTCATGGTATATGACACCGCTGACATTATGCTTTTCACAAAGCCTATTTATTTCCGCTTTCAATGCGTCTTCAGTTTCAAATGTCACATCTTCAATGCAAACCATAAAATCAAGCCACACTTCTTGGCGTGAGACAATTTGCTTATCCCAAACATCGGCAGGGATTGAGATTACCTTCGACATATTTCTCCTTTCTCCAATCGACAAAGCCGCTTACCTACCAATGGGCTACTCTCCGTACTCCCTCATGACCCGGTTCGCTTCCCGCAGGCTCATCATATCGAATTCCTGATCCGACATGTCCGGGAAGGCGAATTCATCTGAGGGTCTCAAGCCACCGATTTTGACCTTTTGCTTAAACAGTTGCTCTTCAGGTGTAGGCGGGACCGGCTCTTCTTCCTTTCCAGCATCGTCCAGGGAGCGCGCTTCCTCCACGTCGCCGGGTTCCGGGTTGTTCTCCGCCAGGAAGCCGCTCCTCACGCGGAACGCCTTGTAATCATCCAGCGAGAGTGGGATGATCCCGTTGATCTGGCTCAGGAACGTGCCCAGTGCGCCCAGGTCGATATTGTTCTCCACGTGGCTGAAGCGGATGTTCGGGCGCTTCGTGACTTTTGGAAAGGAAGCCTTGTTCCACTCCCACAGCCGTCTGCCGATCTGGTCGTCGTACTGGTTGGCAAAGCCGTCCATCATGGAATTGAAGGAGAAAACCGCCAGCTGGGTACTGTCCGTGGCTGCTGCCCGCGCGCCGGTATCGGTCAGGGTGTTGAGGATGATCGTCTGCATCATGTAGACCGACAGAGACAGGATGGAGTAATGCTTGATCGCCTCCAGCAGCGAGCCCGCGGCCTGGAACGGGATGTCGATCACCTCGCCATCCACCCCAAAGGGCAGGAACATATAGTTACCCTCCTGCGCGCTCAAGAGGTTCTTGGCGGCGGTCGCCACGTTGTTCTTGTCCTCCGTCGAGAGCGTGCCCTGCTCGGTCCGCTTGAACTTGGCGTGCCCGGCGGCGTGCTCGAAGCCGATGCCCTGGATCACCTCCAGTCCGTACTTGATGCGCTCCAGGCGCCAGACTGACTCGAGGGGGCTGGAGCCTTCCGGGTTGTTCGGATCGCCGAAGGTCAGGTGCAGGGAATCTTTCTTACTCAGGGTCACGGCGCGGCTGGGGAAGTCCTGCTGCGTCATCCCGATCATCTTCTTGGTGCCATCGAATTTCCAGCCAAAGAAGGTTGAGGTGTCCCGCCAGGCGAGACGACGCATGCCAATCAGACCATCGTCCTGCTCGGATCGCCATTCGTCTGGCCAAAGCTTTCCCTGCTGGTCCACGAACGGCGGAGGGACCCAGGCAGAATCCCTCAGGGCCGGGACTGCCTCCCACCAGCCCCAGCCGTAGAAGGGGACGTGGTTGACCATGGTGTCCAGGAGCTTCGTGCTGCCGCCCTCCATGTTGTCGAAGTCGGAATAGATGAAGTCCTGGTAGCGTTTGTCGTCGTCCGTGGGCTTTTCGGGCAGGTCGACGATCGGTTGCATGTTGCGGACCCAGGAGGAGTAGGCGCGTCGGACCATCACCATCTCCGGCATGGAGGTCCGGATGCGCGAGTAGAGTGGCTGGACGGTGGGCCAGTAGAGAGCGGCGTTATACGCCGCGGTGATAAAGCCTCCCCATTGCTTCAGTCCGCTGGTGCCTTTCTCCTCGGCATTATTGAGGAGGATACGGACCTGGGTCTGCTCTTTTGGCGCGCCGCCGTTGGATTTACTTTTGGTTGTTGTGGGCATTGGAAGCCTCCTGTATAACCTTGTCTATTATAGAAGACAGATCATAGAACCAGAACCATAGCCTGCGAAGCACCCAGTGCAATCGCATATCGGGCTGCGGATATTCTCGCCAGGATTTGTTCTGGCAGCCACATACACACGCGGATGCTCGATGCTTATGATGGCAACCAGGGCATGGCGGGCATGGATCAATCTCTCGCATCTCCCAGGATGCTCTCAAGGAAAACCACAGCAAATGAATCTTATGTATCAGTTCCATCTCATAGTCCTTTCGTCCGGTGGTGGGAATTCGATCAAATATTCGACTAAAAATTTCGGGAAGGCATGATCCCGCCAGACGATGTCCCCGGCCTCGTTAACCAGGGCGATCAGGCGTCCAAAATAAAAGATGGTCATCACGCCGGAGAGGATGATCCTCGAGCCGATGAAGTACGCGGGGTAGGGTTGGGTGGTAAATCTGTTCACTCCCATTTATTTTTATAGCCTTCAACGTGGCCAAGACTGTCGGCGTCGGACCAGTCCGTTTCCATCGTAACGAGCTCATTGAATGCGCCACTCGAGGCGTCCATCACATCGTCATGCGGAAGGTCCGGCTGGCCATGCATGTGATTAAGCCACATCTCGTTCCAGGATCCACGCAGGAGCTTGACATTGCCGGCTAGCGATTGCGCGGCCAGGGCTTTGGCGCGGGTGATCTTGTCACCCTGCGGCCGGATACCCACGCCGTCGAAGCCGGCCAGGTTGCTGGCGATATGGACGTTGTCGCGCTTCCCGCTGGCACCGCCTTCCTGCTCCCATCGCTGAGCCACGCTGCGACCATCCTGCGACGCGGTATTCTTCATCTCCTGGTCTGTCTTGGCCGGATCGATCTGATCAGCCGTACAGTCCAGGATGTAATACACGGGTCCCTTTTTCCCCATCTTCACAGAAGCTGTAAAGTCGGGGTCTGGTTTTTTCAACTTCTTCTCGGTCCCTGCCAGGTCCCAGAAGCGGACGACGATCATGCCAGCCGGAGCGGCATCGACGACCTCGAACCAGGATTTATTGAAGATCTTGCCGGCAGCAGGGACGATCTTCCAGTTGCCGCCGCGATGCCGATCGCCGAGCAACCGTTCACGGTCCACATACGACAACGCCTGCAGGTTGGCCAGGTAGGTGGGATCCTTCTCCAGCAGGATCTCGTTGTCGTAGACGGTCGAGACGACGAAGGTCACACTTTTGGCTGAGCTGTTGGGATGCTCGTCCTCCAGCTCCTCGCGCGAATCGGACCAGTAGGTGATATCGTTCTCCCGAACCATCCAGCGGATCTGTCCGCTGTGCTCCAGGATGGCATAACCTTCCTTATCGATCCACCAGCGGAGGAAGTTGGCCAGCCAGCCCGGCTCCGGGTTGCAAGACGCGCGCACATATGGCTGGATGCCAGACGTGGAACGGTTGCGCGACAACATGTAAAAGAACTGTTTCTCGGTGAACGTTTCCAGCTGATCGAATTCGATCAAAGCGATCTGTGCACCGCGCCAGTCACGCAGACTGGTGTCGTACTGCAGGTGAGCGAACGTGATCTTCGCTCCGGCAGGGAATTGATAGAAGTGCTCGTTCTTGTTTTCGCGGCCGTTCAGCAGCGGATAGATGTTGCCGGCTTCATCCCACAGGCCGCCTTCCTTGGTGATCTCCGGGATCGTCCGACGGAAGATAACCGCCCCGAAATCCTTGTTCCCGATATGCCGGAGCGGTTCGAGCAGCAGCGACCAGGTCTTGCCACCACCGGCCGCGCCACCATAGATGGCGATATCCGCCGAGGAAGCCAGGAAGGTTTCCTGCCTGGGCTGAGGCTTGATCGTGATGATGTCGGGAGTATCAACCATTGCCATGCTTGTCCCTGTCGTTTTTGGGGATGTATACATTCACGACCGGGTGGATCGGCTTGCCGCCGTCGTCGCGATCGATGAAAAGAGAGTGATGCCTGCCGATTAGCTCCAGCGCGCGTTGTGGATCGTGAAGTTCCACTTCGACCCATTCATGCTCCCATGTCTCCGAGGCTTTGTCTTTCTTCTCGGCAGTGATCTGCCGTTGTCGCTTTGTCTTGATCTTCTTGATTAAATGAAGATGGCGTGATGCTTCAGGGTCGGAAAAATCAAATTCGATGAAGCCGTCTGGATTAATGCGAATGAATGGATAATGGCTTCCGCGCGCCTGGTCCGCCAGACGGGCCAGCACTTCATTAGCTCCCATTACCCGTGTCTCGAGGCGCTCTGAGATCTCTTCCTGAATCCTAATATTTCCTAACAATTTGGAGCCTAATACGCCGGCAGAATCATATGTCGCTTTCGGATAAGTAGCGCGGTAAGCAGCGGTCGCATTCCAGGAGATCAAATACTCCTCGATGAATTTCTTATGCTTCTCACTCAGGCGTTTCTTATTTGCCATGCCGTTACCGTCGTAACGCCTCCACGATCTGCAAATAGTAGGCCGGCAACACGAAGTCTTTCACACGTCCCTTCGCACCGCGCTCATACAAAACAATATTCTGCCGGTACCACAATTCCACATCTTCGCAGTCTCGAATGTTCGGCTGATATTTTGCTGCGCCGAAGCCATTCTGCTTAAACAACACCGCCCAATAGCTTTGCCAGGCTTCATGGACGTGTCCGTTCCCGCCCTGGTGGGGAATGGCAGCGGAGAACAAGACTCGGTCCGACAGGCTGCAAAGCATCTGGACCAGCCCTTCCGCGCGAGACGGCTTCAGGTGCTCGGCGACTTCCAGGCACAGGCACAGGTCGAACTTCCGATCCAAACTCAGAAACTCCCGGTTGAGATCACACTCGATGAAGCGTGCCGGCGCGATCAGCAGATCTTCAAGTCGCACACGGTAATCCACGCCGACGTAGTCTGGGTGACCGTTGTTCCACTCGCCCACGCCGCAGCCTATATCGATGATCGACTGGGGTTCGAAATCCAGGGCGCGCATCACCACTCGGGCCGATGCGATGCTGCCTTCGCTGATCTGGCCGTAATAACGTGCTGTGTATTGGTGCCGCCAGGGCCAGGTGTCGATATAGTCCCTGAGCTGGCGGCGGTCCATCTTGCGGATCTTCTCGATCTGCTCGGTATTGTGTGCGAAATAGGGATTGCTGGGTGTGGAATTTGGCCCGACGAAATGGTTCATGTGGAAAAGGGTCCCTCTCACACGGCGGATATCCAACCCTAACGTTTTCGCGCGATCGTGTCGCTCGCAGTCCTCGGGACCAAAGCTAATGAAGTTCTCGTTCTCCATGCCGGCATCCACGAACGAATCCTTGTTCCATATCACCGCGCCCCCTACACTGTTATGGTCAGGGGTGCGGCCTTTGAAGGGTGTGTCCCGCACGCCGCCGATATCCCGCGCGCCCTGGATCCGTGGCCACCACTCCGTGCGATTCATGCGGGCGAAGCGTCCATCGTAGGGGAAGACCATGTCGGCGCCCGATCGCAACGCTTCCACAGCTGCCAAGATCTGCGCAGCTGGGACGATCACATCGCAATCCCAATTGGCAATGAATGGCGTCTCAGATGCCATTGCCATATCATTCAGCATCTTCGTTCGGTGGAAGACATCCGAGTCGATGGTCATGTACGTGCCCCACTGGCTGGTGTACTCAAAATGCCTCCCGCCCTGTTCGCAAAAGATATAGTTTGCACCGATGGCGGATTGGAGCATATAGAGGCTAAGACCGAGATTCTCTTTGCGGTGCTCGTGGTCATAGAAGAGTGGGATGGTGAACGTTAGATCCTTCAAAGGGATCTTGTACGATTCCTTCTTGTATTCCGTCCAGCGCGCGGGGCGATAATCTTTGATCTCCTTGCGTGCCAGTTTGCCGGCATACATATGACCGCTGTGGATGATCTTCGAGTGCGGCTTCTCTCCGAGCCAGGCGCACCACCAACCGAAGGAGCTGTTCGAGATAATGAAATGATCACAGGCGGATGCCAGGGCCAGGTCCTGGATGTCACTATTGGCGCTGGAAAAGTAGGCGTTCGGCAGGCCCTCGAACGTCGTCCTGCAATATTCAATATCGTCGGAGGTGATCAGCAGGTTGTAGTCCTGCCATTTGGGGAAGTGAGAAACCAGCGCATCCAGATAGAAAGTGGGGGAGAGCTGATAATAGCCAGGGTTGCCGACATAATCCCCGCGCCGGACCTGGATGCAGATCGTCTCGCGCTGGAAGATGTCAAAAGCAGCTTTGCATTCCTGAACGAAAGATGGCTTGAGCTTCAATCGCTGAGTGCCGAAATACTTTTCGGACTGGAGATAACCCAGCAGATCGCAATCGCCGGGGATGTCCCAGTCATGGTGATGGAAGAAACGCTCCTCGACGACCTGGGTCTGCATGTCACCGTGCGGGATGGGTGTCTCGAAGTATTGCTCGTATTCCCACACAGGGAAGACGACGCGTGCGCCATGCGTTTCTGCCAGCCCCATCGTCGAGGCGAGTTGAAAGAGTTGGTTGCCGAGTCGTCCGTTCTTACCCAAGGTTGAATGAGATATGATCATATTACCAAATAACTCCATGGATTTTAAGTAACCATAGAATAAATAAGGTAATGGCGGCAGAAAGGAGCGCAGGCCAAATATCAGACCAAGAAAGTTTTTTATTCATAGTATTACCATTCCAATTGCTTATTTCCAGGAGACAGCAGAGGATACTCGTCGATCACCGTGCAAGGGAAATCGATCACGTCACTCGCTCCACTGTGTGGGTTCCAGATCACAAAGCCATGCGGGCATTTTCGAACGACATGCTCGATGTACCAGGCTTTGGTGTCGTCGTCGAATTCACCCAGCGCATAAAAGGAGACGCAGAAGTCGTAGGACGCTGGGTACTGGAAATACGGCAGGGACAATCCCGTCTGCGTTTCCACCTCTAACAGATAGGCGGCTTGGAATTCCTTGACCTCTTCCAGATCAAAAATATAGTATCTGCCTTCATAACCAAGCGCTCGCAGTGTGGCGTAGAACTGACCCACACCGCCGCCGATCTCCACAATGGAACTTGGATTTCGTTCGAGCACGATCTGCGCGCAGTGAATCATCCGCAGGGCCGTGCCGGAGATCTTCGATGACTCGCTTCGCCCGATGTTGTCGATGCGCACCAGGAGGTCGAGATCGACATTCGACGGCGCGGGCAGCGGCCAGGCGATCTCGCCGAGCATACGCGCGACCATCGGATGGTCCTTGAAATTATGGACGGTGGATCCTTGCAGCGCCTTGATCCATTCCCTGTACTCGTTGTCGAGCCAGGATTTGTAATTATCCATGTTGCAGCCTCGAGTCAAGATAGCCCTTGCTGTATGCCAGTTTGTATTTCCCGTCCCCGACCAATTGGTCGTGAGACGTTGCGCAGATATGAAACCATACATGGTCCAGGATCGAATAATGCTGGACGGAGTCTTTGCGGTTGACATCCTCACGGTCGAAGCGGGGAGTCACCATCGGCAGCCGGTACTTCTCCCGGTCATACTCCTTATAGAGCACATCATAGTTCGCTCCGCCGGTGTCCAGTTCATGAGGATAGGACGCGCGGAAATCCATCAGCCGGTCCCCGACAAAATCACGCTTGAAAAACAGAGCCGGCACATGCAAGCCCCAGGCCGAATCCTTTTTGCTCTCGACGACCTCCCCGTACATTCCAAGCCGGTCCAGATGAGGCCGGATATCGAAGTCCCTGATCAAAAAACAATCGTGGTCCAGGAAACCAAAGTATTTTGGCTTCCGTTTCATGACGCATTGCACATATAGCCAATTCATCGTCGTGCCCAGCTTCATCGACGGGTCGAAATATTCCTTGATCTGGTAATAGTTATCCGGCGCCTTGAGATAAGTCGCGCCCTCGCGCTCGCATAAATTTCTGAGCGCCTCGGACACCTCCAGGTTCAGCCAGTTATTATTATCGACAATGATGATATTGACCGGGGAGGCAAAGAACCGGCAGAGGGTCGCGATCTTGTACTCCGCCAGGAATAGATTGTTGAAACAGATGACATATACGTCGGTCTCGAATTTACATTCGGCCGCGTATCCTACGTTCAGACACGTCTCCGGATTGATCTCAAAATACGACTCGTACCATTCTGCCTGGGCAGGATGTTTATCATTGATCGGCCGGTACATCATGGCAGAATATCCTTGATCAACTCGAAATATTTGACATGCTTCCTATGGTCGGAGTGGAGCGGGATCAGGGAGAAGAGCAGGCCGGCCGTCAGGTATTTCAACATCTCGAGCCGTTCCGGGGAATACATTTCCAGGAAGCAGGACTCGAAATTCTCCCGCAGGTCCGCCAAGTAGGTCCTGTTGATCTCCCGGCCCACCAGGACGAAATCATATCCCCACAGGGATTGGTAGATCTTGGCATAATCATAGAACACGTCGCCGAATATGGTCAGCACATCCCCGACCCGGCCGCGCATGTCGATAAATTTGATCAACTGGTTGTCACATAAAAAGATGTTACTGAATACCGGATCGCCATGGATGACGCCGATCTTCACGATATGGGTTGCTATCTTTTGGC